GTTTTTACTAGAATATCCTTATGCTCAGGAACAGATTAAAGAAATGAGCATGAAAACAGAAACAGGTGAAATTGTACTTACTAGCCAGGAGTGCATCTTTAAAAAGATGGGATTACAAGGCTATGAGTACGCAGCTTATGCTACCGAACTAGGCCATGCTAACCATGAAGGATGCTGGAAATCTGATAGTTACGAAGGCAAGCATGCAGTCTATATATACTTTCCAGAAATAAACCAAACAGCAGTATTTGATGCTAAATTATTTCAACCGAAAGCAAGTGTTTAATGTGGATAACAGAAGATTCTATCGCAGCTTTATATACCGCATTTATACAAATAGAACCCTTTGTATCTATGCCATTTCCGCCTGCCAAGCGTGTAGAATTTGTGGTATGTAATAACCCTGATCTATACGGAGAATACGAACCTGAACCACATAAAATAACAATCTCAACTGGTAAATGTAGTCATTTAGATACTGTTATCAAGACGCTTCTACATGAGATGATTCACCAAATTATCTATATCAACAATCCTACATCAGAAATATACCTCTCACATAAAGGCGAATTTAAACGTATGCAACATAAGGTTGCTAAACAATTTGGATTTGATCCATTGGAGCTATAATGAAAATACTAGACAAACTTAAAGAATTATTTACTAAAGGCCCTAAGCCTATTATCCCTAACAAAACTACTCAAAAAGCAATAGAAGAAGCTAGAAAACATCATCACAATCATGGGAGTTCAACAACATAATGGGTAGCTTAATCTCACTTATATTACCAGCATTAGTTCCTGCATTTGCTGACGGTGCTAGAGGTCTTATAGCCAAGTTTACAGGTGGTGCAGGTGGACAGCCACAAAACGTAGCAGAACGTATCCAACTAATGCAAGCTGAAGCTGCAAAACTTCAAGCTATGGCATCTCTTGATACACCAATAGGTCAACCTTCTCAATGGATTGTTGATCTTCGTTCTGCATTTAGATATGTAATTATTAGCGCAATTTTAATATTTACTGGTGCATCTCTTTACTTTGGCGATATTGTAGGTGCTTCAGCTATATCAGTACTGCTTGATATGTCTGGCTGTGCAATGTCCTTCGTTGTTGGAGAGAGAATGTATCTTTCATTAAAAAAATGAAATTAAGACTAGAGAGGTTTGAGTATGGAGATACATTTACTATCGGAAAGTTCTACATTGATAGTGTTTCTCATTGTTTTTCTTTAGAAGATAAGGTTAGACAAGGAGAAAAAGTAAATGGACAAACAGCTATTCCTACTGGCACTTATCCTGTCATCATTGATCTTTCTGCTCGTTTTGGTAAGCAACTTCCCCATGTATTAAGTGTGCCTGGTTTTGAAGGTATCAGGATTCATCCTGGCAATACATCTAAAGACACAGAAGGCTGTATCTTACTAGGTTACACATGGGAAAGTGGAGATCGTATTGGCTTATCTAAAGCAGCGTTTAATTCATTTTTTGACAAACTCAAAGAAGCTAAAACAGCTACATTATTTGTATGTTAGAGTATTTAATCTGTGATGTGCTTTGTGCCATAGATCATTTAAAATATGTTATTGCAATATTATTAATCCTTATAGTGTATAATAATGTAACTCAACACTAGGGGTATCGTAATGGCAAAATATAAATCAGTTTTAGTAATATCTGATATGCACATTCCATATCATCATCCAGACGCACTAGCCTTCCTTACAGCACTTAAAAGACAATTTAAGTTTGACCATGTAGTAAACATTGGTGACGAACTAGATCAACATGCTATTTCTATGCACGAACATAATCCAGACTTATATTCTGCTGGACATGAGCTAGAAGAAGCTAAAAAACACGTTAAATCATTAGAAAAGATATTCCCACAAATGATTTTGGTGCATAGTAACCATAGCTCATTGGTTTATCGTAGAGCATTAAAGTATGGTATGCCTAAGGCTTACCTAAAGCATTATAATGAGTTCCTAGGCGTTGGCAAAGGTTGGCAATGGGTAGATGACCACACTATAACCCTAAGTGACAACTCTAGATGTTTTTTTACGCATGGTATGTCAGCAGACGTTTTAAAAGTAGCGCAACAATATGGTATGAGTACGGTGCAAGGCCATTATCATACTAAATTCAGTATTAATTATTACTCTAACCCAGATGCACTTATTTGGGGTATGCAAGTGGGCTGCTTAATACATCAAAAATCTATGGCATTTGATTATGCTAAAAACTTTAAAAGTAGATTTATTGTAGGATGTGGCGTTATTATTGATGGACAACCTAAACTTATGCCTATGGTATTAAATACATCTGGCCGGTGGATAGGTAAAATAGTTTAGGACAATTATGGCAATTACAGCACAGCAAATATGCGATCACCTTGTAGGTAAAACTGTTGTGTCTGCCGAATTAGACTATGGCGATAATATTATTATCCTAGAACTTTCAGATTCATCATACATAGAAATAAGTGGCGAAGAATTATCGTTGTATGCCGAGCTTAATATGGAAGATGATACACTTCATTAAGATATAAAAGAAAAGGGCTTAAACAGCCCTTTATGTTCGTTTTAAGTACCGTCAAGCCTACGTTAGAGGATGTAATAAGTTTAGTATTTTTAGGCTTTCTACTAAACGTGCAATAATTACCAAATCTAGGTGCTTAATCATCTATCATTTCAATACGTTGTAATTGAGCAGCAATCTCTGGCGGATTAATAGCTTCCGGTGCATGTTTTTTTCTATGCTCTAATAATCTTTTCTTGTAAAAATCAGACTTTTCCAAATCTTGCTCATAACTACCTTTAAATGGGTATCGTAAATCATAGGCCATTTTAGTACCCATAAGATAACCTTCAAATTGCTCAGGTGTTAGTTTTGCTTCAATTACTTCAATACTTTCTACACCACCAACCATATAGTGTGGCGGTTTATTTACCATATCAACCATATCTATCCCCTTATAAAAAATAAATCAATCAAAGTATAACATCCAAACGCTAACCAAGCCATACCACCAACAATTAAACCCCAAACAATCCAATCAACTAGTTTTTCTAAAAAGTCCATTACGTTCTCCTATAGGTGTCAGTGTAGGCAACTTAAAATATCCTTTTCGTTCTAAATATTTTAATCTCATCCAATCAGTCACAGTATTTTGCACAATATCTTTTCTAGTGCAATTAGGATGTGTTTCTATATAATTCTTAATAAAATTAGCTTTTCGTTGCTCGTCTAAAATCGTGTACATTATAAACCACCATTAGCTTCTACAAGTTTTTTACTATCATACTTAGATATGCCTTTATATTCCTCTACTGGTTCACCTTCAAATAACGGTGTTATTTTGATGTGGTGAGTGGTATTTTTAAGATCGTTCAAGTATGATAATTGATTCGGATGAAATGACCATAAGTAAGACTTTAGCAGCTCACCTGTTTTAACATCATATTCTTCGTATAAATAAGCTAGTGGAGTTTTCATTATTTATTCCACCATTTTATATAGATTAAATATCCTAAATATCCTATACCACACAAAACTATTATTGGTATTATTTCAATTAATGCTGCTATATCTTCTGCTAACCAAAATTTTATATATTCAATCATCAGTAAAAAACCATCCTTCCTATTTTTGTTTTTTTGCGTTTACCAAACCATTGAGCTTTTGGCGTAATAGAATCATCATGGAAATATAAAGCATTTGCAACTGGGTTAGTATGTTTATTAAAAACAATCGTATCAATAACCAAAAGTTTAGTCTCCAAATACGCCCTTTCATCAACTGGATTGTGGGATTCATCTTGCACAGCAAACTGATTATTAGCATAAACGACAGAGCATACAGAGTAACCCCAGCGACCACTATGCAACCTATTGCGAATAACATTGATAACCCCTACCTTTTCTTCTAATGAACGAGTATTAACTTCGTGATAAACAGCAGTGGCATAACAGGCTATATCTAATTCTAAATTTGACATATCCATAATAAAATAAGGATGGCCTAGAAAGGCACATCCCCATCTTCAACATCTGCACCCTTAGCAGATTCTTCTTGTGTTCTTGGTTGCGCTTGTTTGCCAAGTGTAAATTTTTTAAATTCACGACCTTGAGCTGTAAGCCTATTGCTAATGTTTACATAGTAAGGTGTGTTAGGTAAAATATCTTCCGGTGTAATTAGCACACCACTATAATCAGCATGCCAATCTTCTACTTTTTTATCATTAGGAAAAAGATTACAAGTGCCTGGTTTAGGTATAAATGATTCTGCCATATATTACTCCTTAATATAAATTGGTTTACGTTTCCATCTTGTTGGTTCTACATCTGTATCTACAAACTCCATGAATTCTAACAGTAAAGGTTTATACCAGTCAAGCCATTTATCATCTTTCTTTACTAACTCAACTGTAATGCCATTAGGTGTCCATACGCTAAACCATCCTTGATCTCGGCCACATACATGTATTTGCATTTGTACTTGATAATAATAACGATCAGGCATAGTAGGGTAGAACTCCATGCTAAAAGGGCATTTAAGCTCTACAGGATCATCATTTAAGTAAGCATCAGCACTAGCACCCATAGGCAAACTATCATGCACTATAAGTTTATTGCCAGGCATACAAAAGTCACCCATTTCCTTTTCAAAAGCCGACAAAGCATCCTTTTCATGTAAATTACCCCATGCAGTAGCTTCATTACCTTCAAACGGTGGTTCACGCATAGTCATCTGACGCCAGAGCTTTTGTCTTTCATTGACAGAAGCCCAAGCATTAGATGCGGTTACTATGTTATGCCTACGATTGTCAGTTAAGTGACTCATGCAGACTTTTTAAGATCATTAGCATATTCACGCAATTCTTCTTGAACTGCTGGTGTTAAACTAAAAAATGCTTCTTTAAGTTTACCTTTTTTATTAGCTTCTAAAAGGTT